CGGTGATTAGAGATCTCCATTGCATGCCTACAAAGCGCAGCATTTGCAATACATAGAAAGGGGAAAGAAATTATCGAACCCATCAACTGGCCTTCCTTCTGGGGAAGCCATTTAGGTACCTTTCCATCTTCATCTCTCAAGTTAGGGAGTAACTCGGGAAAATCAGACGAATCGGCTGATGAGTTCTGAAAAATATGTCCTGTAAGACAATCTCGTACCATCTCAGACAAATCCTCAAAAAAATTCAAAGGGAGAAGTTCTAATTCCTCCGGAGGAAAATTCTCTCGGATTAGTGGCATAAGTGCACCACATATAGTCTCAGAGACCCACGAGTGGAGATTATCCGTACTAGCTTTGTAATCGCCAGAAACAATGATGTCCTCAAAGGCAAGGTTGCCAAAAAGGTGATTTATGAGGTTTTCATCATCAGGTTTCCCGATTAACTCAAAGACAGGGTTATTTTTCAAATTTCTCCACAACCACTTCTGTAGGGGCTTTAAGCAAAAATACTTCAAAGCAGGTCCCTTACTGATGACTCTTACCTTAAAAGGTTCAGGGAGTCCAACAGCACGTACACAGGGCGCCTCGTCTACAGCATCAGGCCAGACCTTCCAATACAATTTCTTGTAGAGGTCCACGATGTTTGTGGTGTCAATTGTTGCACCTATTGATTCTTTCACTTGTTGTTCTTCTGACGACCATTCCCATAAGTACTTGGCCCAATCATCATCTAAACGGTCTTGCTCTTCTTTCGTTTTACTACTACGGAAATCAGCCATTCTGTGCCGAAGGGTAACAGGAATCTCACGAAAACTAACTAAATTAGTTACACGGAGTTCCTCCCAATATTTCTGTAGAGAGCCCACCTGACCGCCTGCTCCTCTCGAATACTCAAAGTTAGCTTTGGTAGAGGGGAAGCTAGGTTCAACAATATCTTTGTATGTGAATTTCTTCTTTCCAAAAATCTCTTTTGTGGATCTAATCAGCTCATTTTCAATAAGAGCTCGAGTTATCCGGATTTTAGAAGGAAGCATACCTGATTCTTCTTCCCATTCATAGCCTATAGGTTTAAATTCCGACCGTCCAAAAATACTAAGATCATCTAAAATGATATCAGTTTCTTCAGAAACTTTGGGCTCGGAAGTAAGCTGTCTAACAGTTTTTACAACAGCGGCTTGAACCATACTCTCAGGGACCTTCGGG